GGTCGACCAACCTTATAAGGGTTGTCTTGGGGGGGGAGTTTGGTGATCTCGCGACTTTATTGACGCTAGCACCTTCTCCCTTCGGTGGGGGCATTTCCGCATCTTCATTGATGCTGGTGCTCCTCACCCCCCTAGATGTGTCTCGGTTGCGAAATTGTTTAATTTTCCCGAGAAGCACACCCTTATATCGACCAACAGAGTATTCTTGAACTTCGTTCAAGGCGGTTTGTCCGGCAAGCGCGTTCTCGATCTTTATACTGGAAGCTACAGAAACCATAAATGTGGATAGGGGGATGGCCCCCTTTGGTTTTTGTACTTCCGGCTGAAGATCTTGCAGAACGGATCGGATCCTTGAGTCGGTGTTAACATCATGACTGACGGCTAGTTTACCTGTCTCCAGCACGTGCTGAAGAAGGTAACCGTTCGCTCGAACAGGTAATGTTTTACACCCCCTCTGGGCTCCTTTCCGTAGCTGCGCAGCGCGAGCAAGTTCCCTGACCATTGGTGGATTCAGATTATCTGAAGCGATCAGACCCAGATCCCGGATTGATCCGGAGGTTCTTATACCTCCGAAGTCTCCCGCTGTGCCTGAAGCTTCAGCTAGACCGACGCTTGGCCTCGCGGCCGCCTCGGAACTCTGAACTCCACCAATTGAAGCAAGTCTCTCACAGAAGACCCCGTGGCTGCCAAAGAACTCCTTTTTGGTGTTCGGCACAAGACCAAGAGCTGCGAGACCTAGATGGTAATTTCTTACCGTCTGTCTCCCCCACAGCCCTAGGAGGTCATCTCCACAGATTGAGTATGATGTGAATCTGGCACCTGCGCTTCTTGCGCACCAGCTATTCGCGATGGACAAAACTGTCCAACTCAAACCCAATCCGAGGAGAGCCCCCCGTCTTGTCTCGACTCCATCGAGGATCTGCGGCCCACACACTGCTCTTCCCGCCGCGCGTTCCTGTTCAGTCCAACCAAGGCCATCTGCAAGAGCATCGATGACACAGTTGGACACTTCGAAGGTCAGATACTCTGTCGCTGCCGTTAAATCGGCCGAAAAGAGTCTGCACCCACGTTGTGCTCCCAACTTAGTCTCCTTGCCCTTAAGGATTGCCTTGTGCACCCCAAGGTGCTTTAGGACATGAATGGTTCGCGCGGTGAGAACCCGTGATGCGTGCACTTGCGCAGCGGGATGAATGGTTGCTACACGAACCTTACCCC